TATGAAAAACAACATATCCACCATATAGATGGTAATGGTTTAAATGATTTACCAGAAAACTTAGAATCTATTAATGCAAAAGAGCATAATAGAAACCATATGTTAGGAGATAATAATTCTTTTTTTAAGATTAAAGATTTAGATTCTTGGAAAGAAAAACAATCAAATAGACAATTAGGTGTTAAAAATAGTAATTCTAATGGAATAACAACTGAGGAAATGTTAATTAGGTTGAGGTCTAGAAGGGTACAAAAGTTGAAAAGGTTAACTCAAAAGGAAATATTAGAAACATGTAATGTTAAATTTTTATCTAAAGGTAGGTTAAGCGAAATGCATGTTAATAGTATATCTGAATTACAGGATGACCTATGTGAAATGGTAAATCATAAGGTTATTAGCGTTGATTTTATAACAGAAAGGGAAGATGTTTATGATATGACAGTTGAGGGGACACACAATTTTGCTATTATAACATCAAGTACTGATGATAACTTTATAAATAGTTCAGGTATTTTTGTTGTGAAATCGCACTAAGACCATTCCAATTTTGCAACCTTTGTGAAGTAAATGTAAGTAATATTGAATCACAAGAAGATTTAAATGAGAGAGTTAAAGCTGCATCATTTATTGGTACTTTACAGGCAGGATATACTGAGTTTCATTATCTTAGAGAGATATGGCAAGAAACAACAGAGAAAGATGCTTTAATAGGTGTTTCTATGACAGGTATAGGAAGTGGCGTTGTGTTAGGTTATGATATGGGAAAAGCTGCAGATGTTGTAAAAAGAGAAAATAGTAGAGTGGCTAAATTAATTGGTATTAAAAAAGCTGCAAGGTGTACCACAGTAAAACCTGCCGGTACAACATCCCTTACTTTAGGTACATCATCTGGAATTCATGCTTGGCATAATGATTATTATATTAGAAGGATCAGGGTTGGTAAAAATGAATCAATGTATAAGTATTTAATTAATAATCATCCAGAATTACTAGAAGATGATTATTTTAGGTCACATGATACTGCAATTATTACTATACCACAAAAATCACCAGTAGGGTCTATATTAAGAACAGAATCACCATTTGATCTATTAGAAAGAGTTAAAAAAGTTGCAACTGAATGGGTTATGCCTGGTCATAGAAATGGGTCAAATACACATAATGTATCAGCAACAATATCTTTAAAGGATGAAGATTGGGATATTGCGGGGGATTGGATGTGGGATAATAAAGAAAATTATAATGGTTTATCTGTTTTACCATATGATGGGGGAACATACACCCAAGCACCATTTGAAGATATTACAGAAGAAAAATATAATGAAATGGTTAAACATTTACATAGTATAGATTTATCTAATATAGCAGAAGAAGATGATGAAACAGATTTAACTGGTGAATTAGCCTGCGCTGGTGGTGTATGTACCATTACTGATTTATAATAAATTAAAAATAGAGATAAACTATAATATTAATTACCTCAAAAGGTGTCAGATAATCTGACACCTTTTTTTTATTAACACTTTTCTTTTAAAAAATTTATTGTAGAATATTTATATATACAAATGGCAAAGAGTAGATTTATAAATATTGATTTTCCCTTTAGGGATAGTGAAGAAGGTTTTTATTTTAATTTAACAAAAACCGATGAATCTGCAATACGCGCAGATTTATTACATTTACTTTTAACCAATAAGGGAGAAAGATTATATATGCCAGATTTCGGTAGTGATTTAAAAAAATATATTTTTGAACCAAATGATGGAATAACACATACTGACATTAAAAATAATATAAATGAAACAATAAAAAGATATATACCGAATCTCTTAATAGATTCAATTGAATTTAAAAATAATGATATTGAAGAATTAATAATTGTAGAAGTTAGGTATACTGTAACAGATGGAGCATTTACTTCTTCAGATGTTATTGAAATAACATTTTAAAGATGGCTAAAAAAATAGATTATAACGCTAGGAATTTTGCACAAGTAAGAACAGAGCTTGTTGGATTCATTAAACAATATTATCCGGAGATATTTTCAGATTTCAATGATGCCTCTGTGGGTATGATGTTATTGGAATTAAATGCTGCGGTAGGTGATATGTTATCATTTCATACTGATCGGATGTTTAATGAAACCCAAATTGATTATGCACAAGAGAGGTCATCAGTTTTAGAATTAGCTAGAACATTCGGGTTAAATATTCCAGGAAAAAGACCTAGTATTACAATAGTAGATTGGTCTGTAATTGTACCAACAGATGGTGATACATTTGATGTATCTTATGCACCATTACTTTTAAAGGGGTCACAATCAACTGGTGCTGGTAAAGTTTTTGAATTGGCGGAAGATTCTGATTTTTCATCACCGTTTACAACGGGAGGGATACCAAATAGATTAATTATACCAAACATTGATGATTCAGGGTTAGTATTAAATTATACAATTACAAAAAGAGAAATAGTTTTAAATGGGTCAACAAAAATATATAAAAGAGTAATAAATCAAGACGATTATAGACCATTTTTAGAAGTTATATTACCAGAAGATAATGTACTATCCATTGAAAATATAATTACATTAGAAGGTACCAATTTAACTACTGAACCCACATTAAATGATTTTACTGAATTTGATAATAACTTCTTTCAGGTTGAAGCTTTGGCTCAGGCTGAGGTATATATTCGTGATCCCAATATAAAATCAGATAAAACTGGTATAACCCCAGGTAGATGGAAAAATGCACCAAAAAGATTTGTAAAAGAATTTACAGATAATGGTTTTTGTAAAATAACTTTTGGTGGTGGACAAGCAGATACATCAGAATTAAATACGTTTATTGGGTGTAGAGGTCAAATAGATAGAATAGGTGATTTTGTTAATAATCTCTCATTAGGTGAGATACCAGTACCCGCAAATACAATGTTTGTTAAGTATAGGGTAGGTGGTGGTAATGATAGTAATATTGGACCAAATACTTTAACAAGTTTAGGTGTTATAAGTATGGTTATTAATGGGGATAATGCAACACAAAATCAAGAAGTTAGAGATAGTTTAACAATTAATAATCCAATACCCGCAATTGGTGGTAAAGAACAACCATCGGTTAATGAGGTGAGAAATTTGGTTAAATATAATTTTGCTGCTCAAAACAGGTGTGTTACAATTAAAGATTATCAAAGTAGAATTGTATTAATGCCTGGAAAATTTGGAGTTCCTTTTAGAACTGGAGTTTGGGAAGAAAGAAATAAGGTAAATGTAACCGTATTATCATTAGATGAGAATAGTAAATTAAGTAATCAATCAACCTCAACATTAAAAGAGAATATTGCTGAATATTTGGCAGATTTTAGGATGTTAAATGATTATGTTACAATAAAGGATGGTAGAATCATAAATTTAGGGTTTGAAATTTCTATTTTTACGGATAAAGGGACTTCTAGAGGTGAGATAATTACTGATGTTATTAGTGCAGTAACAGATTATTTTGATATTAATAAATGGGATATGGGAGATAATATTTATTTGGCTCAATTAATTGAGAATATTAATAATGTAGGAGGAGTTTTAAATGTTACAGAATTAAAAGTGTTTAATAAAGTGGGTGATAATAAGTATTCATTAAATACCATATCACAACCGTATGTTGATGAAGCCACCAGAGAAATTGATTTATTGGGTGAATATACATTATTTGCTGAGCCAGACTCAATGTTTGAAATAAAATACCCAAACGTGGACATAAAAGTTAGAGGAAAATAATATTTAGGTTAAAATAGTAATTACTTTAAAATTAAATGTATTAGTTTTTTAGAAAAATATAAAGTTATGGGATGTAGTAATTGTAAGCAAAAACAAGATCAACAAGGTGGTTTACCTGAAAGTGGAGAAATGAGTATACCTTTAATGCCGGAAGCAATAGCTGAAGGAAATTATAATGGTAATTTCTTTTTTAAATTAATTGCTTTTGGTTCAGTAATAGTCGCATTACCTTTTATTATTGTTGTATTATTGTGTCAAGTATTTGTGACATTTTTCTTACCTAAATCTAAAGATGATTTTACTTCACCATTTATTAATGTTTTAAAAAAAATAGTTGATAAATATGCTCAGTTTAAAGCAAAAAAAGAGTTAAAAAGAAGGGAAAAAGAATTTAGTAGTTCTACAAGTTATGATGATTATGATGTATATGATACAAAACAATATACGCCAGAGGAAGTATTATCAGATACAGAAAATCTTGACTGGGTAAATTTATCTAATTCATCAAACATCATAGATGGTAAAAACAATAACAAAAAGGTGAATGATGAATAAATGTCTAAATCTATTAGAGTAAGGACAACCCCAAATGGAGATGATAAATACATTAAGGTTGAGTTAAAGCAAGATTTTGATTTACTTGAGATTTTAAGTTTAAAAATTAAACAAAAAGATCTGTACCAAAATTTTTGTTCTAATTATGGAGTTGTTGCGGGTAGAGTTATTGTTAATAATGGCTTTGGATTGCCCAACGTTAAACTATCGATATTTATACCCATAGATGCGGAAGATTTAGATAATTCTATTATACGACAGATATACCCTTATGAATCACCAGATAAAGATGATAAAAATATTCAAGGAATTAGATATAATCTACTTCCCAACCAACAACAAACATTTGATCATACACCAGTAGGAACGTTTAATAGTAAAAATGAAATATTAGATAATCAAATTTCTCTTGAAATTTATGATAAGTATTATAAGTTTACAACTACAACAAATGAAGCTGGTGATTTTATACTATTTGGTGTACCAGTAGGTAATCATTTATTACATTATGATGTAGATGTTAGTGATATTGGTTTTTTATCTCTTAGACCATATGATTTAGTAGAAAAGGGTTTTAGTAAAGAACT